AAGTATGCCAGCGTCTCAGAAGCCGCCCGCAAGATGGGCGTCACGCGGCAAGAGGCAAAGCGGATATTGAGAGGGAAGAAATGAAAAAGGCCCGGAGTGATCCGGGCCTTCGCTTTACATCCTTGAGAAAAAATCCATAATCTGCCTTGAGGCATCTGTCGCGCCTCGACCGACAATGACCTTGTGCCCTATGCTTTCCAGATAGGCGATCATCTTCATCTGATCATCAGAAAGCTTGCCGCCCTTCACCCGCTTCATTTCAACCCAAAGCCGCCAAGCCGGAATATGCAGGTCAGGCACCCCGGCGACAACGCCTTCGGCTTTCAAATTCTTGCCTGTGCTTATGGCGCGATGTTCCCCGTTTGGAATGGCGTAGATCAGCACTCCGTTGAACTTGGACCGGAACCACGTCACAAGCCCGGCCTGTTCTTCGTGCTCAGAAGGGAATGTCGTCGTCAAACATTTCGGCGGCAAGTCCAATGACGCGGGCCTGTTCTGCTTTGGCGGCATGGTCAACCTTTCTCGGGCTGTAGTCGAGTTGGACGATATCGTGAAACTTCCCGTTTGGCTTAACCTTGATCCGGCTCGGCCAAGCCCACGCGGCGCATTCCGTTAGCGCCTCGCGCGTGGTCATGCTGGAAGAGGTCAGTGCCTTCATACGGGCGTGGTAGCGGCTCGCCGCATATCCGCCATGGTCAGGGCAAAACCACTCGTTGATATAGGTAAAGCCGCAGCGATAAGTGACCTTCACGCTATCCGGCTTGCCTTCCTTCTGGTGCAGGGCATAGGTCACGCCGTCAACGTCCATCCATTCGGCTTGGACTTGATTTGACAGCATGGCACCTTCATAGGACCGAGTGCCGTGGTTGAACTCCGGCGCCGGAAACTCATAGTCGCATTCGATGCATCGCCGCGCAGCAGCGTGGTTCATAGTCTGGCAGTTCGGGCATTTCCTGACAGGTGCCGTCCCTTCGCCCCCGCCACCTTTCGGCTTTGGTTTTACGGCATCAATAAAGCCATGCCGTTCAACGTTCTGCCCATAGTCCAGCACAAGGCAATTCTCCTTGCCCGGCGCCAAGCGTGTTCCACGCCCGACCATCTGCACATATAGCCCCGTGCTGGCCGTGGCCCGCACCAGCGCCACCAGATCAACGGCAGGGGCATCGAAGCCCGTGGTCAAGACATTCACATTGATCAGGCACCGGGTCAGGCCGCGTTTGAAAGCATCAATCTTGGCGTCACGGTCTTTCGTTCCATCTGACCCCGTGACAACGCAGCATTCAATGTCGTGCGCATCGAACTCGGCTTCCAGCATTTTGGCATGTTTGATACCGCTGCCGAAGATCAGCCAGGATTTGCGGTCTGCCCCCAGCTTGACAATCTCGGCAACCGTAGCCAGCACCAGTTCCGGGTCGGAGGCCGCTACCGCCAGTTCGCTTTCGATGAACTCGCCGCCGCGCATATGCACATCACTTAGGTCAATTTGCCTTGCACCGCCCTTGCTGATCACCGTGGACAGGTATCCTTGCTCCATCAGCATCGCCACGGGAATATCGTAGGCAATCCCGTCAAAAATCGCGCCTTCGCCTTCGTGCAAATAACCGCTGTCCAGCCGGTAAGGCGTAGCGGTCAATCCGACGATCTTCACGGCTGGATTGCAAACTTTCAGATCGGCAATGAACTTGCCATATCTGGTGGTAGCGTCCTTCGGCAGCATGTGGGCTTCATCAATCAACACCAGATCAGGCGCCGGGACCATATCGTAGGCCTTCTGCCAGACGCTTTGAATTCCTGCGAATGTGATTGGCTTGTCCAGCCGCTTTTGGCCGATGCTGGCGCTGTAAAAGCCAAATTCAGCCTGCGGATAGAGCGACAGAAGCCCCTTGGCGCCTTGCTGCAATAGTTCCTTCACATGGGCAAGGATCATCACCCGAGTGCCGGGGAATGACATTGCGTCCATGACGATCTGCGCAATGATGGCAGTCTTGCCAGCGCCAGTGGGGGCAACTAGCAATGGATTTTCCCCTTTGCCCTGCGCCCAATAGTCATACAGCCCGTCAACCGCCTTGCGCTGGTAGTCTCTCAGTTCAAACGCCATCAGAACAAATCACCCCTATCAATCACATCATCAGGGTCAGGCGCCCATGCCGTCTTTGACTGCACAACTGCCATCGGATGATTTGGCGAAAGCCAAGCGTGAAAGCTTTTGCACCCGTCGCAAATCAGCTTGTTCCCCGGCTGGCCGCCAACCGGGGGATACATCCCGGCGACGACGCAGCCGCAGCGGCGGCACGGCACTAGAGCCTTGCACGACCCATCCAAGGTTATTGTTCCGATACGATTATCCATGCTCTGCCCTGATCTTCTCGCTGGTGCCAATGCCGTTGCGAATGACTTCGCCGTCTTCGGTGATATACTCGATCCACGATTGCCCGGCGTCATGCACCTGCCAAGGCATCATATGGTTATTCCAGATGTGGTTCTCGCAACCTTCGGTCTTGGGCGCGCATTCGCCATGAATGGCGCAGGACCATGACCCATCCCGTTCCGCCGTCACATGCGCGCAAGTGCGGCAGTTGATTTCCGGCAGCTTGCCCCGATGGCAAACCGCCTTGAAGCTGCAAAACTTGCAGCCCCAGAAACTTTCATCCTCACCGATCTTGCCGGGCGCAGTGTCCGAAAAGATGATCCGCTCGGCCCGCGCCAAAGCCTTCAACGCGACGGCCTCGTCAAGCTTGATCCGCTCGCCATAAATCTCGTCGGTGTTCTTGTTGACGGCCAAGAACAAGGCCCGATCCAACCCGGCCAAGTGCATCCCGACATGGACCTGCACCCAATAAACCGGCTGCGTCAGTTCCACGCCGCGCGACGAACACGCCTTGAAGTTCTTGTCGTTCATGGTTTTGAACTCAAGAACGTGCGGCTGTCCGCTTTCCCTCAGCCCTTGGACCACGCCGTCAAGGCTTTGGGCGAAGTGCCCGCCGTGCGCGGTAAAGTTGATCTGCCGCCCGGTTTCCGGGTCGCGGTCCCAAACCGTGCAGCCAATATCGCGCAGGTTTTTAACCAGCCGCGCCTCTTCCAGATCGCCGGTTTCAAACAACCGACAAACCCGGCCTTCAATCGGCTCGGACCATGCCCAGCGGAATTGATACCACAGCGCGCGGTCGCAATCCTTCCCGATCTGACTTCCACCCAAATGCGGCCTGTGTGCTGACTTCCTCGACTTCTCGTATTGCTCGAAAATCGCCGTTACCGTTGGCAACTTCGCATACTTTTCCAAATCCATCGCCGTCTCCATCCATCCATAAAATGGGGCGGATAACCGCCCCATCAAAAGAGGGATTACTTCTTCTTCCACGGTGGCGTGGAAGCCGCCGCAGCCGGTGCGCTGGCCTTCGCTGCCGAACCACTTGCGGCCTCATAGCCGTCGATCTCGTTGCTGGCGCCGTAATCGCCAGACGCGGGCTTGACCTTCACCTTGACCATCAGCGGCTTGTCGTGAAGGTCTTCGCTGTTGCGCGGGGTCATCACCCCAACCGCCCGGCAGATGGCCGAAAGCGTGCGCTGGGCGACTTCAACCGCCGTCGCGTTGGGGTTGTTCAGGTTCAGCCGGTCGCTGATCACGCGGCCCTGATGCTCGCCTTCGATGATTTCAAGGCTGAGTTGCAGATAGCTGCCGGTCTGCGCCTTCGTCGGCTTTTCTTCTGACTTCGTGATGACGGCCTTATACCAGCCTGCCGGGATCACCTCGCGCGGTGTGCTCGGCTCAACTTGGCTCGCGTCAAATCCTGCTAGTTCCATGTGTCTGTCTCCTACTTCGCTGCAAATTCGTGAAAGGGGTTGCCGCCTTCAAAGGTGAACGGCAGGGGGGTGGTGATGCCAAAGCGGTTCTTGCTGACATTCGATGCCACCGGAAAGCAGATGATTTCCCGCTCGCCGTCGCTGATGGCCCGCTTCTTGCCGCCATCCGTGCCGCGCACGTTGGTCTTGAGGCGGATAAACGCCACAAGGTCGGTATTGTTGGTGTAGTGGTGGGAGCAATCGTATTGCTTGTTCTTGTGCAGCGCGACCGTGTAGCGGCTGTATTTGTCCACATCCGGCAGTTCCAAGTCTTCCACCGTCGCGTGAAGCAAAAACACCACGTTCATCCCGCATTCGCGCGCCAGATAGCCGCAAGCTTCCCGCAACTCCTGATGCTTGGCATCCAAAAGCCCGACTGCCTTTCCAAAACCGCCATGCGCCGCAGACATGCTTTTCAGCTTGGGGTTCGGCTCGGCGTCAAGGATTTCGCGCGTTGCCAGCTTCTCGAACTGCGTCACGCTGTCGATCACCAGCGTTTTGCGGTCATGGCCGCCAGCCGCAAGCGCCTCGATGGCCTCGAACACCTCTCGCGTGCTCATCGCCTCGGGAAACAGGCTCACGTCTTCATGCCCCGCAAGGCTTGCCGTTCCATCTTCCGTCCTGATGAAGACCGGCGCCGGAAACATCGCCGCCAACGTGGTCTTGCCCATGCCGCCCTCGCTGAAAAGGGTGCAGATAATGGGCCGATCATTGCGCGGCTTGGACAGGGATTTGAGGTCAATCGCCATCGGCTTCACCCTTTTCAAACGACAAAACCCACTCGTGCGCTTCCTCGTATGTCAGAAAGCATTTGTGCGTCATGCGGGTTCGGTAGCCTCCGTCGATAGACGGGAAGATTTCCGCCAGACGAAACGGCAGCGGAGCGCGCGGCGTCATGTCTTTGTAGATCACAATCTTTTTTTCCATCACGCTACCTCGACCTCTACGCCAATCTTCCCCGGCTTGGTTTCGAAAGCCGACGCAATCTTGCGCCAGATCGCAGGCTCGTTTTTCGCCAGCCACTTCATGCCGGGGCCGTCAGCTTCCAGCTTGACCTTGACCGGCGCCATGGCTTCCGGGCACTTGCCCTTGACCTTTGCCCATGCCGCCGCGTCCAGCTTGCGGGTGATCGGCTGCGTGAGCGTCACCTTGAACCCGTCCAGTTTGTGGGTGATCGCGCCTTCGCCGCGCACTTCCAAGGCGGCGCAAAGTTCCGCCTCGATCTTCAGCCGCGCCTCATTGGCTTGGTTTTCGGCGCGTTTGGCATCAAGCCAGCCCTGCGCCAAGGCTTCAACGTTACTTCCCATAGTGGTCCTTCCTCTCTTCAACAGGCTTGACCATATGCCAGCCGACAAGATAGGGTCAAGAAAAATCTTCATCATGTGAAAAGGAACTTTCATGGACCTTCTGCCGCTTTCCACCATCCGCGACCTGTTGCGGGACCGGCGCCTTACCGTGGTTGCCGAAAAATCCGGCCTGACCCATCCGACCGTGAAGCGCATTGCTGACGGTGACGAGGCTATCAGCGTAACCACATGG